TGTTTATAGCTGGCTACCCTGTCTCGTCCTGTCCCGTCTGGTCTGTTTGCCCTGTCTCGTCTGTTTTTGGCATTTCAATTTTAAGGGTCTCGGCTTTTTTCTTTAATAGCTCTTTGTGCTTAAAAACTTCGCCCGTATAAGTCCAGTAAAAAAAGTCTGTTTGCTCGTCATAACTCCACTTTGTTAAGTGCTTCTCATTTTTAAGCTCGTCTAATGCGTCTTTAATTCTTTGTAAAATCCTTACTTGTCCCGCCCCTTTTTTAATCCTTTTGCCTGCTTTGTTAAATGTGCCTTTAACTTGGTTCTCAAGGTTAAGATATTTTTCGCTTATCAGCTTGTTAAAGGTTATTTTAAATGTCGGCTTATTGCTTCCGCTAAAACAAAATAGTTTATAGGCTAAATCGCTCAAGCCTAAACTAAAAGCTACAAAACTATCATCTACTAAAACATTGCCTAATCCACTACCCGCTAACTCCTCTTGTATGCTGGCGGACGGCATAACTTCTACGCTCTCAATATCTCGGTCTTTGATAAAGTTTAAATAGTTTGTGCCTACTCTTGCGTCGTTGTTAAAATCCCCGTCTTTTTCCTCGTCCTTTAAGCGTATATTAAACTTAATATAAAAAATCTTGTCGTGGTAAATTGATAAAATACGCTTGTCTTTTTTGCCCTGCTCTCTAATTATGTTTAGTTTTGTTATTGGTCTTTGGTATCCGCCTAAATAAATTAAATATAATTTTAGCTCTTGCGTGCTTGCTTTAATCTGTCTGGCTATGTCGCTTAAATTGGTAATCTTATAAAGGTTATTATCGTCTTTATTGGCTTGCCATAAGGCTAATAAAAGGTTGCCTGTTATAGCCGTCATCTTGCTTAAAACTTCTTTATAAGGGTTTATGGCGGTGTCAAAATGCGGTATCTCAAAAAGGCTTTTTTGCTGGCTGGTGTCTTTTTTTACCACATCACCGTTATCTTCCCTTATGCGCATACTAAACTCCATAGTTTCTTGACTGGGATTAGCCCAGTTATACTTTCCCATTGAATTTTGTGTTTGTTGTATTTTCATAAATCCTTTCCTATTAAGTCTAAAAATCTAACTTTCTAAATACTTTTGCCTTATATCACTTTTAATAATTACCATTCTGCCTACTGCGTCATTCCAACCCGTTTGCCAGTCGGCGTCTTTACCATTCGGATAAGCAGTTCGTTTATCAAACTCTAAATTAAATTCATCTAAGATATTTTTTACTCGTTTATTTAAAATCTCATAAATCATCATCCGTTGAGTGGGAGTAAAGTTTACATCTAAAATATGTTGAATTTCTTTTTCCATATAGTTTCCTTTCCTATTAAGTAAAAACACTTCCTTATCGTGGTTGTCCATATGGTCAGCTGTGTAGTTAGCACGCCAATTTTTCATTATATTATCTTTTGCTTCTTTTATGTTCATATTTTCTCCTTATTCATTGAGCTTAAATCGGTCATAAAAATTAGAGAATAGCTTTTAAGGGGTTAAAAATGCGTAATAACTTTCCAACCTTTTTTTTCTAGCCGTTCAGTAATTCCGTCAATCGTTCTAAAAAATGCTTTTGCAATTTCCAACTTCTTTTTAAATCCGCAATTATCGCAAATTTTTAACCTATAATCTTCATTTAATTCCTCATAGTGAAAAGTCGTCCACTTCTTGCAAGCTCCGCATTTCTTGATATGGTTTTCTATTGCGTATTTAATCCACTCTTTTCTGTCCATATTTTTCAATAATTAAGTCTGAAACGATTTGCGCCTTTGATTTTTTCTGTTTTTTCTTTTCTTTATTTAAAAGTTCTGCCGCCGTTTTTATAATTCCTATTCTAGCGGCAATTATTAGCACTGGTTGTCTGTATTGGTACATATAGGTACTTATAGGATAATATATTGCCTTATAGCCCCCACCACACAATCAGCCTGCTATTGCCTCCCTATAATTTCTGCAAATAAGCAAAGGTAGAATAGTTGGGGGACAAATCAGAAGAAAATTGCGGGTTTTCAAAGAGCGAATGGGAGTATAATGAGCGAGTGTGTCGTGTTCCGTGCCTTATCCTAATTACGCTTGGAAATCTCGGCGGAAAGAGTGGGGGAAGCGAGTAAATAAAAACCTCTAGTCAGGGGTTCCAACTTGCGATTGAAACCACCCCTGATAAGAGGTCGTTGGTGCAAGTTAGATTATGGTTTCATATTTAGCTATTAGGAAGTATAGCAAATCCACAGGAAAAGTCAACCCCTTAAAAGAAAAATCCGCAAAAAAGCGAATTTCCCTTTATTTTCATATGAATTAGCTGACTTTAAGCCGATAAAATCAACTATCAGCACTTATAGAGACGGCGTTTATCCACATTTGTTGCAATTAAAAAACCCCTTTCGGGTTAAAATTGCCGGATTTGGGCGTTCCGGCGGACGCATAGTAGCAGTTATGTTGCGGATTGTGAAGTAGCTTACCAGTCCCTTAATCTGCTAAAACAGATTGGGCAATGGATTTTGGCGGACAGGCGCAGTTTTCTACAAGGGTTGCACCAAGTGAAGGGACTCCTTTTTGAGCGATTGAATAAGTTTGACTACTTCTTTCGCAGTAGCGTTGTCGTGGACGATAACTGCGCCGCAATTAGCGCACTTATTGTCGCATATCATTTTCAGCGACAATTTGAAATTGCAGTTTTTGCAATAGTTCATATCTCCTCCAAATTTATACTTAACTGCCAATAAGCGTAAAATACATTGCAAGTAATTTCATTTTAAATGGTTAATTAAATTGTGTCAAATGCGGGTCTGTGGATAACTCATTTGCCCCTTATTTTAGGCTTGATATAATTAAATTGGGTTGATATGTAAAATTCTAGGCTAAACGGAGCAACCCGTAAGCTTAATTGCCTAGAGAATCGTTGCTACTATCAGCCCAACAAAAATGTATTACAACTTCCTCACAGACTTAAATGTAGCTAAAAAACTCCACGAAGATATTGTGGCTCAAGAAGCCGCTGGCCGTGGGATTCCTTGCATTAAACAGCAGGGCAAGAGCGATTTTGATTTTCTTTTAGCCGGCAAAAAGATTGAGTGCAAGTTTGACATTATGAGTGGCCTTACAGGGAATGCCACCTTTGAAGATAAACTCTTTGCAAGAGACTGGGATTATTTGTTGCAGATGTTCACCTATCACCGAGTTTTTAGCAGAGCGCAGGTTGACAAGCTGATGACCCTTTACGAAAGAAAAAGAGTTCAGATGGGCGACGGGAATTGCGGAGGAACTTTGATACCTCTTAATAAGATTCACGAGTATTCATATCTTAACCAATTTTTAAATGAAACTTTCAAGGAAAGGGTTAATTAAACAACTAAATGCAAAATATTCAATGCAAAGATTGTTTGACATATTTTAATCCTCAAACAGTCAAAGATTGTCCAATATGCAAATTAAACTCCGTAAAGCCGATATTGAATTCTCAAAATATATCCGAAACCGAGATAACTGGACTTGCCAAGCCTGCCATAAGCGATACGGACAGGGAGCACAGGGCTTACAGAATTCTCATTTTTGGGGACGAGGCAGAGAGAACACGCGCTTTGACCCAGATAATTGCGATTCCTTGTGTTTCCATTGCCATCAATATTGGGGAGGTGATGGGAGGGAAGAATACATTGCGTTCAAAAAAAAGCAACTTGGCGAAAAAGGTTATCAAAGTTTAAAAATTCGGGCGTTCCAGTATAAGAAGAAAGACGACAAATTAGCTTTATTATTTATAAGAACCCTTTTGGATGAAACTCAAATACTCCATCAACAACTTAATGAACAGAGCCGCTTACAAGCTTAAAGATTTAGACCATATTTCAAAAGAACTTTATCACAAGCGCCCTGATATCAGGTTTAGGTTTATGGCAGAAGCGTTTTTGGAATACTACCTTACGCAGATAAATCCTTCGGAGCTTGCCGAGCTTCAAGACTATTTAAAGGCTACAAACAATCTTCCTTCTCGGAAATATTTTTTGCCGGCTGAGAGGCGAAAACAAGTTTTGGAAGTTAAGAATGATTAGATTTTGTATCTAATTTAGCACATTGCAGATAATTGGCATTATTAACGTTTGTAATGAATTCCATTCCAACTGGTCTAACATATTTTAATAATAGCCTCTTATCGGGAATGTATGCCAAAGGTGCAATTATTGCCTTGCTCTCGGACTTTAACTAATAATATGCTAAAATATCTTTATGGACACACAATTTCAGCAAAAACTTAATAGCATAAAAGAAAATCCAAAAATTAAGAAAGCTTTGGAAGTTTTTGAGAATGCTCAAAAAACTTATGAGCAAGCGATTGACTCAATGACCATTAAACAGAAACCGAGATATAGGGGTAGTTATTCCAGCTCGCTTTCTAAAAAAGATTATTATGCCAACATTTCAACATCTACTAGATGAGTTAAATAAACTACCTCAGCCAGAAAAGCAGGTTGAATTTATCGACTCGTTTAGAAAGCAGAAAATAAAAGAGATAAAAGAAATAACCAAACGAGATGTTTTGGTTTATTTCTCTGACTTAAAGAAAAATCACCCGGCAGGTGCTATTACCTGGGACGATAAAACTTGTTTTGCCGATATTGTTGAGGGTTTGGACAAAAAAGGCGTTGCAATTACTCCACAAAATACGAAAACAAGAAGTAGATATTTGAAAAATTTCCCAATTCCACCTGTTATCTTTTGGAATCTTAACTGAAAAATTATATCCTCTAATCCTTTATCGAGTTCTTTATCAGTCCATTCACCCATATTTCCGAAGTCTTTTATGTTTACAGGATTTTTCCAGATTATTTGCAGTTCCGTCATTTTTTTGATGTAGAGTTCTTCTTTTTCTTTTCTGTTCATAAGCGCGAGAGAACCGAATACTTATTATGAACCGCCTGCAACTTCTTAACATTTCTAAAATAAATTCTTTTTCAACTTCGCTTTTAAAATCTTCTTCGTTGATATGCGTATAGGTGCTTACCATTCGGGAATGTATGCCAAAGGTGCAATTATTGCCTTGCTCATCAGGGGTCATCATACGGCGGGATTTTCGGGTATTAGTCCATTCTATTGGCTCATTGTAAATCCGCATTTCTAATCCATAGCGGCGAGTGTTATAAGTTCTGATTCGCTTACCTGAAATATCTATGGCGTTTTCTTTTAGCCAGCTCAATATTTTGTTTTTAAATTCTACTTTGTTCATATGTGTTTTGATGAATTCGTAAAACACTCTTTGATTGAAAGCGACTACTTACTTTTTAAGCAGATGTATTTAGGTTCAGATATGAAGTTCCGTTCTAGAGAAATGAATTTTTCTAACGAAAGGTTGCGGATTCTCGGAGAGGAGATTTCGCGCCTATGGGTTTTTTGGTGTATTTTGACTTATGCTAACTGGTGGGGCGATTCCCAAGCCATAGAGGAAACCGCCCGCAGTTATCAAAAAGGCGTGTCTTCCCCTGTTAAGGATTCATTAGGGTCATAGCTATTAATGGGCGGTTCGTCTTGCTGAATTACAGGCAGTTCTTCCTTGAAAGTCTTAACAGCCTTGTCCCAGCCGCTAGAAAATCTTTTGTCAGCGTCTTGGTTTATCTGGTTAAAAACTTGCCAGACCGTATCCATTTCTTCAGGTTCTAAAATACTGGGAATTCGTTTTCTGCCGTCGCTTGCCAGCCAAAAGTTCCAAAGGCACTGCTTATAGGCTTTTTTGTCCCAAAACTCCTCTCCTTTGCCGTTTGTGGCTTCACCAGAGGCTCTAAGTTGAGAGTTTCGGGCAGGGGTTGATATTTGAGCCGGCTCTTTGACAAGAGGCAGGAAACTATAGATTGTCCGTTCCGTGTAGGGTATGGTTTCCCCTTTTTGGTTCACGAATGTTTTGTCTATTTCCGTGAAGCTTACTCCCGTTGTATCGCCGACTTTGAAGTTTTGCAGTCCTTCAAAAGCGTCAGTTGAAGTTGCAGTTCCTTTTTTGTTTTTCCAGATAGTCCATTTCTTTTTGCTGGAATCCAGAATTTGAAGGGTTAAACCTTTGTCGTTGATTCCCGCGATTGTGATATTTGTTGATTGTAAGTTCATAAGATTGAATTAAGATAAATTATTTTTTCTAAAGTCCAAGGTTCATTTCTAAGTAAAAAAGAGGTGAACAAGTCCGAGATTTTCAATTTTCCCTCTTGGTAGCTTTTAAGGGTTGTAGTATCTTCACGGAGTTTCATTCCGTGAAAGGAATCACAGCAGGGATAAGGGTATTCGGCAGGATTTTGGCACCCGAAGTAAAGGCAGTTCATTTTTCCTCCTTAAAAGGATTGCTCAATTCTGAATAATTTTTGATTATTTCATCCAATAAATCGTATTGTTCCCGTGTCGTAAAAGTCTGCTGTAATTTGATAACTGGTTGCATTACTTTATTTATGCTTTCAAAATTTATTTCCATTTTATTCCTTCCTTAGAATTGAGTAGCCGCTTTTATCGGCTAACTGCTTAATTTCAAACTTCAACCCGTTCCCGAATAATGACGACCTGACATAAATGGGAACGCTTGACTTGAAAATCCAATGTTCATTCTTTACTACAAGGGCTTGACCGACCTGCAAACCTTTGACCATTTCTAGGAACGGGGTTTTGTTGGTTAGTTTGTCGTGTTCATCTTTGGTGATTTGCTTCATATTATTTGATTAATTGTAAGAAACTAATTTAAAATTCGTATAGGCATATTTCCCGTGATAGTAAACTTCCCACATATCTCTTGCTAGAGCCGCTATGCTTGCTGTTGGGAATTGTCCCAGATAAGTATATTTGCCATTAATGGTGAGAAATGCGCTCCAATTGCCGTCTTGAAACTCTACTCCCACATAAGGGCTGTTTCCCCGTTTTGGTTTACTTCTATTGTGGCAGTTTTGTTGGTGAGTGACGATTCTTAAATTATACCGTTGATTATTTAGTGGGTTTCTATCTATATGGTCTACTTCGTATCCTTTTGGCGGATTCATTATCATAGAAGTCATTGATACTTTTTCCGTCATTGATTTGGAATAGTATGCGTAGCCTTTTGTATTGTAATGCCAAGAATAGTTTACCAATAATGGATAGTCATTATCGTCTATAAGTGCATATTGTCCTTTAGATAGTGGAATTTGTTTCATTTTATTTAGTCCTGCATAATGATTTATCTGTCCAATACCTGTTGCACCTTACGACCAGTTGTTTGTCTGCTTGTTTGAAACCAAGCCAGAACAGAAAGACAACAAGGGCAATTAAGAAGATGATTTGGAGGAGTTTCATTTGAGAGAGGTTAATTATTATCTAATATTAGTTTAATTGTTATTTAATATAATGTCAAGAGTGGATAGAATATTTAAGCGAAAGATTTTATTGCTTATTTAAGCGTTATTATGCCGAGAATTGACAATGTGCTATAATAGGGTTGAAAGTTATCCACAATAATTTAGTAAATAAAATTCAGTTAGACGCCGTGATTAGGTTCTTGCGGCGATAAATACAAGAATCTAGCACCTATGTTTCGCTCCCTCTCAGCTACCTGCTCAGTTATTTCTCTAACTGAGTAGCTGGGCACTAGCTGGGAGCGAATGAAAAACACCCTCATAGGAACGCAAGGGAAGCCGAGAGTCTTCACCAAAATATAACTGAAACACAAATGCCGCCTTGTAGCTCGGATGAGAGTAAAAGGGTGGCTTTTACCCTAATGGATTCCGCTTTAAAAGAATTTGCCCACAATACCAAACTGCCTATTGAGTTGTATGATGTGGAAGTTTACAACGGCAAGTCTTTACTAACAGTGATTACAGTTTCCACCGACACTTACGAGAACGCCTCAAAGGAAGCGATTAAAGGGTTTCACGTGAAAATTAAAAGAGCTCATAAGTGAAAACCCAACGACCTAAGTATAAATATTTGATTGGATATTATTGGTGGAAACCTTATTGGTGGCTAATGTTTAATTGTAAATATGAACGGGATGGCTGGTTATTTTTAAAGAAACCCAGTATAAAACTTGGTTGGGAGAATTTAAAATTATTTTGTTTTTTGAAAAGCCACAAGAGCTACGTCAAATATTTACAAAAGGCTTATATATAAAATCTAAATAAACTATTAATGGCCGGAAGAAAATCACTAAAAGAAGAATTGTCAGTAATGCGGAGATATGAGCAATTAGCTCCGAAGGTTTTTAGTTTTGTTCAAGAGATGTTTGACAGCGAAAACAAAACTGACAAACAATGGGCGGCTGATTGGCTTAAACCGGCTTATTCAAAAATGATACCGCAACAAATCACAGGCGCAAACGGCGGTGCAATTCAAGTTGAACTTCTTACTCCTGAACAGCAAGAGACTTTAAAAAAATTAACACTACCCAATGTTGACCCGTCAAGCCCTGGACAAAGCAATAATGGGAACGATAGCGGAACGGCAGTTTCTTTGTAGCATAGAATTTGGCATATTTTTTTCGTATTACTTCACAGATTACCTCAAATACCAATTCGCTCCTTTCCATTTTGAGATGTTCCAAGACCTTGCCGACCTGATGACCGGCAAATACAGGGAAGTCGTTTGGATACAATTTCGTGAAAGCGCCAAAACCAGTATTGCCAAAGGATTTCTTACTTGGCTTCTCTGCTACGGCAAACGAAAGTACATAAACGTTGACAGCTTTGAAAAGGAAAACAGCGAGCGCGTGCTCTTTGACATCGTCTTGGAGCTTCAGACCAATCCGAGGATAAAAGCGGATTTTGGAGAACTCTTTAACCAAAAGCGCGACCCAAATGAAGTTTCCCAAAAAAGAATCAATAATTTCATCACTACAACGGGCGTTAGGGTTGAAGCGCACAGCACCCAAGAATCCGTTCGCGGTCGCATTCACGGCCACCAACGGCCAGATTGTCTCTTACTTGATGACTTCGAAACCAACAAAACAAAAGAGAGCGCGGCCTACACCGAGCAGGTCATATCCCATATCAACGAGTTCAAGGCAGGCTTGGACGCTTCCGCAGTCATTCTCTACCTAGGCAACTACATCACGGAATACGGCTCAATCCAACTTCTTTTAGACAGGGCAAAGGAAGATGACAGGCTAAAAGTCAGAAATGTTCCGGTGATGATTGACGGTATTCCGACTTGGCCGGACAAATACGCCGTTACGAACGAGGAAGCCAAAGCCACCGGCAAGGTGAGTTTGGAGGATATTCAGAAAAAACTTGGTTCGTATGTCTTCAGCTACGAGATGATGAACGCCCCCATAGACGACAAGCAAGCCGAGTTTAAAAAAGACCACATTCAGCACACCACAGACGAGGAAGTTAAGAAACTTGATACGCTTTGTTATATCACGATTGACAGCGCAGTGAGTGAAAAGGAGAGCGCCGATTTTACGGGAATTACCATAAACAGAATAAGTACGGAAAATAAATGGTTTGTGTATTCTTACCGGTTGAAAGTAAATACCAAAGACCTCATAGAGCACCTTTTTTACCTTTATAAGACTTACAAGCCGCAGATGATAGCGCTGGAAGAAACCGCTTTTACTCTTGCCATTAAACCTTTCCTTGAAGACGAGATGAGAAAGAGAAATACTTTCTTTAACGTCTTTCCCCTAAAACACAGGCACACTCAAAAGGAAACAAGGATAAGAGGGCTGATACCGAGATGGGAATCAAATAGCATCTTCCTGATAGGTTCAAATCTTGAATTACTTGACGAGATGAGAACGTTTCCAAACGGGGCGAATGACGACGTGTTAGATTCTCTTTCCTATCAACTTCAAATCGCCCAAAGACCTTATCCGCTGGATAATAACCTTCATTGGGCGGCAAATCAAAAGAAAAAAGTAATTAATAAGGCAAGATAAAGCTCACAAAATGCAAACTGTCCACGAATACATTAAAGCCGAAGAAAACCGCTATCAAATTATGCCTGTCCCGATAGTTGAAGGCTATATGTGGCTGATGTTTGAACACGTCCGCCTCACCACTCTTTATTTGAATTCCCAATATCGGACGGGAACGGAAGATAACAAACCTTTCCGAAACATCATTCTTCCTAAAGTGAATTTGGAGCATAGGGCAGTTCAGTTTGATTTAAACGACATCCAGTTTTATATCAACAGCGAGGATGAAGATTACAAATCCTTTTTGGTCAGGAAATGGCACGAGAGATGGGCTTTACAAAACGATTTGTCGGATTTTTTAGATAAACTCTCGGAAACTTACACGGATTACGGCGGAGTGCTGGTTAAGAATACTCAAGACGCTTTAGAGGTGGTTCCCTTCCAGCGTTTGGCTTTCGTTGACCAGACCGATATGATGTCCGGTCCTATTTGCGAAAAGCACGAATATTCCCCTGACCAGCTAAAAGAAATGGAATCTAAAGGCTGGGGAAATGAAGCCAATGGAGCCACCGGTTCAATAGACGAGCTTATAGCCCTATCACGGGAGGAAAAGACCAATACCCAGACCCAAGGCGGTTCCAGCGTAACAATTCAGCCTAAAGCCAAAACCCCGGGGCGATACATTGAAGTCTATGAGCTTCACGGAATGTTGCCGGAAACCTTTTTAGACCCTGAAGGCGACGAGAACAAGTTTATCCGCCAGATGCATATTGTCACCTTTTATAACAGCAAGGACAATCCCGAAAAACAGGGGATTACATTATTTGCCGGCAAAGAAAAAGAGAGCCTTTACAAAGCCTTTAAGAGGGATGAGATTTACGGACGCGCGTTAGGCAGGGGAGCTGTTGAGGAACTTTTTGAACCTCAGGTATGGGTGAACTACGCCGAGATTGCCAAGACAGCAATGCTTGACCAAGCCTCAAAAGTTATCTATCAGACCGCAGACCAGAGTTTTAAGGCTAGAAATAACACGGCTGAATTAGAAAACGGCGATGTCTTGACCTATACGGAAGGCAAGCCGCTTGCGCCTCTTAATACTTCAGCACCTAATGTTCAGGCTTTTGAAAGCGCCATTCAGACTTGGGACGACCAAGCCCAGCAGATTGCCGCTACTACTGATTTAATGGCCGGCGACACAGAAGGCGCGGCAAATATGCCGGCTCAATTAGGAATACCCTTGATTCAGGAAGGCCATTCTTTGCACGAATACAGAAAAAAGAAATTAGGCGAAACTTTTTTAACCCAGATTTATCGGGATTGGGTGATTCCCAAAATGGTTAAAGCAGTATCGCAGGGAGCTGAATTTATGTCTGAACTTTCCCTTGACGAAATGGGGGAAGTGGTAGACCAAGTCGTTAATAACCGATTTAACGAATCTATCATCAAGAAAGTTTTGGCAGGAGAAATAGTTTATCCCGAACAAGCCCAGGCGATGCAAGATGCTTACAGACAGCAGTTTTATAAGACCAACCGGAAGTTTATCAAGATACTTGAGGGTGAATTAAAAGACCTGCCCATAGAGATGCAAGTGAGTTTTACCAAGAATAATCCCGGAGCGATAATGGCAGGAAAGCTGTCTCAAATTTTTACCCAAGTCACTCAAGTTTTAATTGCCAACCCCAACTTCTTTGTTCAGCAGCCCCAGATGGCTAAACTCTTTAACGAGCTTTTGGAAAGTTATGGTCTGTCTGAATTGAACTTTAGAATGAACGACAAAGCGCCTCTTCCTCAGCCTAAAAACGCCAAATCATCATTAACGCAACAAAATGCCCAACCTCAAATACAAAGTCAGCCTCAGGCTGCCGGACAAAATTTACAGTAAATCCGCAGAGACTATTCTTGAAGCCTTAAACGAAATCCACGTTGAAAATACCTTTAAAACCAAAGGCGTGATTTGCGTAAAGTATGGAAAGAAATACGCCGAACTTCTCTTACCAATTCCGATGATGAAAAAGCTTTTGGTTAATCAGCTTTCCAGAGAACTTCTTCAAAAGCGTTTACTCTTATCATTAAAATAAAATATATGGGACAGGCAAGAAATTTTCGTTCTGCCGCCGCTTACAAAAAGTGGCTGGCTTTCGATAAAATGCACGTTAATCCAAAGCCTTCTAAAAATCCTGTCAGAGTTTCAATCAAAGGCAAAGCTCATAAAGTAAAACATAACCCAGCGAGGTAATATGGAAATTTTAAATGAGACAGAAAAAATTCTCGTCCAGCAGTTCTATGAAAACGAAATGATGCGTGAAGCAGTAAAAAAGGTTCTGTTGCAAGCTGTGTATAGCGACGGAGTTTTAAAGCCGGGTGAACCGGCAGACCCCTTGCAGAACCGGCTCATTGCTTGGCTTTCAAACAATCTTGAACAACCGGACAGTATTATAGGTGCCAATATACGGGCAACCTATTGGGGCTTAAACGCCCTCACAGTCGGTTTTAATAAACTAGCTGAATACAAAAAGGTCGAACCAAAACAAGATAAATTAAATAAAGCAAGATAAGCTAAAGTTCACAAAAATATGCAATCATTAAAACCAGCACGATATAAAAATCTATCAGCCTCAGGGCTTGTCAAGTCAGGCCAAGGGGCTTTAAGGGGAATCTTTGTCGCTTCCGCTTCAGGTTCTCCGACAATTACAATTTGTGATGGAATTAGCGGCACCCCAGCGGCAGCGGTAAAAGCGACCCAAACCTTAACCGCTTCCAGCATTGCCGACGGGGAGACTGTAACCATAGGCACTCCCAGTAATCCGAATAACGCTAAAATTACCTATACCTTTAAAACCGCGCTTTCTTCTCCGGCGCGGCCTTATGAAGTCTTAATTGGCGGTTCAGACGCCGTGGCTTTGGACAATCTGAAGCTTGCCATTAATTATGGCAATTCAGGCGATGCCACAGGCGAAGGCACCAACTATTCTACAGGTACAAGAGCGCATCCGCAGGTAACCGCTGAAACCAACACCAACAGCACACAGGTTGTCCAAGCGGTTTCGGGAGGCGTATGGGGAAATTCCATCGCTACTACCACCACTTGCGCTGCCAGCACTTGGGAAGCCGCCGCTTGCGCGGGCGGATTAGACCCTATTATTTTAATGGTAAATACTTTCATTCCCGTTGCCGCTACTTATTACCCGCTTCCCTATGGATTCGCCAACGGCTGTTATATTACTAAAGGCGGAACGTGGGATATAACAGTGTCTTATGATTAACAATTAAATCCAAAAATATGCTTCCAGACAAATCTCCTTCCCTGAAGGACAAGATAAAAGTTAGCGGGCAAACAGTGAAAGAGCCCGTAAAGGTAAAAACTAAAAAAGCTAAAGCGGATTCGTCCGTAAAGCCCGCCGAGCAGGTCGAATCGGTGGTAAGTCAAAGTTAAAAAAATATATGGTAAAAAATATAACAATTGCAGCGTTAGCGGTTTTAGTGCTTGTCTTTGGCGGGCTTTATCTTAAAAAGCCTGCTGTAGTTGAGTATGTCCCGCAGTCCAATGGCAAAGTTGTGGAAGTTCCAGTAGGTGCGTCTTCTGGCACAGAACATTATAATCTAGAAAACTTTTATAATGGACTCACCGCCAGCAAATTCTACGGACTTTATTCAGTGAACGCCAGCAGCAGTACTACCACAATGGCAACCATTACGCTTGCTTTAGGCGCAGGTTCTCAAGGCGAGATTACTATCGGCACTTCCACTCCAGTCACCAATGTAGTTTATGCTTCAACAACCGCAGTGACATTAAATAGTATGGTGTTTTTACAGCAAATAGCCACTACAACTATTCCCGGCGTTACTTGCAACACAACTGTTACTACTACTCCGATTACCAAAATTTTTGTAAGCCCTACTACAACATTAAGCGGTTTTTCCGCCACTGCCGCAGCTAACCCTGTTACCAATCCTCTTTGTTATGCTTATTGGATTTTGGATAAGAGTAAATAAGTCTAAATAGGTTCTCACTCATCCATTAAAAGTGTCAGGTTCTCACACCTTCCATTAAAAGTGAAAGAAACCCCATCTCATTATGGAAGACCCTAATGAAAAGCCGATAGTTGCTGAGGATACCAGTGTTGAAAAGACGGATACTGGCGAGGAAACTACCGCAACGGAGAAGCCTTCTGAAACTCCAGAGGCAAAGCACGCTCGTCTACTGCGCCAAACTAATCGTGTGCGAAAAGACTTAGGTCTACCGCCTTTAGTTGAAGCGTTAGTAGAAAAGCCGCAACCGCAGCCCAAAGCAGACCAGAAAAAAGGTTTTGACTACGCAGAAAAGGCCTACCTTAAATCTGAAGGCGTAGATAAAGCAGACTTTGACTTTGTCAAAGAAGTTATGGATTCTACCGGCAAAACTTTAGACCAAGTCTTGGAAAGCAAATATTTCCAAGCCGAGCTTAAAGAACGAAAAGATTTAAGAATGACTGAAGCTGCGACCCCTTCCGGTTCTAAACGGGCAGGTAACACCACCCGCGACCAAGTTGAATATTGGATACAGAAAGGCGAACTGCCTCCCGCTGACCAAGTGCAACTTAGGCGTGATGTGGTAAACGCCCGAATGAAACAGGAAAAGGACAAATCCCAATTTACGGACACTCCGGTAGTTGGAAAGTAGCCAAAATCTGTTTGTCGCTAGTTGTCGCACTAAGAAAATTTATCAACTAACGACACAGAAATGGGAAATACAATTATATATGCTGAAGAATGGGCGACTAAACTTCAGGAACGTCTGAATTACCAGACGATTTGGAAAGACATCTGCAATGTTGAGTATACGAATATGCGTGTACTTCATAACCCGTATTTGACGGACGCTTCGGCGGCTGCGCATACTCGCGGTTCTGTCTATACGATACAGGACGTAACCATCGCGGATGATTATGTTACCATCAACCAATCCGCTATCGTCCCGCAGATGATTGACCGCGCTGACTTGGCGCAAACTACCTTTGTCAACCAAATGGTTTTGGCTGACAAGCAAGGCCAACTGCTAAATGAAAAAATTGGCAGTTATCTTTTCGGTTTGCACGCTTCTTACACCAACATTGGCGACTCCAACGGCGTGGTAACCCTCGCCAGTACCACCACGATTACAGTGTCGGCAACCAACATTGACGACATTATTCGCGGCGTGAAACGCGAAATCACCAAAGCCAATGGTGATGCCTTATTGGAAAGAAACGGCGGCTTTATTGTCTGGCGTCCGGCTGACTTTGAACTCCTGGAAGCCTTTATGCAGGCTAACGGGTTCGTGACTTCTGACACTGCCTTAAAGAACGGAGCTACCTCAGGCGTTGACTATATGGGTCTTACTCATTATAGGTCAAACCTTTTGACTGCCAACCATGTTTTCGCGGGAGTTAAGAAAGTAATGCACTTAGGTATTGTTAAAGATACCTATGGCCAGATTGTGGTAAACCAAGACCCCACAGGCACCAGCGGCGGTCAGTTTTCCGCTATCTCCGTTGTCTCTCGCGCTGACTATGTCGGCAAAGTGTGGACCAACGTCTTGCCTATTCTTTACGACATCAATGTAGCCTAAATTATTCTTTAGCTACTGTCTTTCTCCTTTTGGGGAAAGGCAAAAGACTAGGTGGCGACAACCCTAGTCCTCTGTCTTTCCCTAAATATGACAAAATCTAATGCAACAAATCGTGAAAATGGTTTAATCCAAAGATGCGAGGATATCTGCGGGCTTGGCGCGACCGGCATCACCGGCAACGCCACTTTGTATTCGCAGTTTATCGGCTGGCTCAACCAGTGGAACAAGATGGCCGCGCATTGGGCGATTATGTCTTGGGACGGCGCGGATTTTGACGATGTAGGAAACACAACCGCTCCGCACGGCACTTTTGTGGGAGCAATAACAAGGGATTACAACTTTGATTCTGCCTACAAACTTCTTAAAATAAAACTTATTAACGTCAGCTATGACGGCACCAATTATGTTTTAGCCAAACCGTTTGACGCGAGCGATAAACATCTAGCCACTAAAGACCCAAATGTAGACGGCCACTTTATTACTGATTTCCCAAAATACGACGAACGGGCGAACGGCTTTGACCTTTACCCGAAATTTACCCAAGCGCAAGTGGATGCGGGAGCGAATATTTACGTTGAATTTTTTCGCGCCCCCAGAGATTTTGATACTACAAGCAATACAGACGCTTATGAGCCTTGTCTTGACCTCCAGTTCCATCATTTTCCCGCTATCGGAGCTTCGTTTGAATACTGCAAATTATACAAGCCCCAAATGGTAGCTGAACTTCAAGGCGACCTTTACGGCGCGCGCACCGCAAGAGGACAGCTAATCCGCACCGGTTTGATTGACGAAATTAAGAATTGGTATAGCTCCAAAGACCGGATGCTGCCCCGCTTAAGAATGAACCGAAGACTTAAGATATGACTTTATAATTAAACAATTTTTATGCAACATACTTTAGGTCATTGGGTTAAACAAGTAAGTAATTATTTAGGTTTCGCTTTAAAGATTAAAGGCTTTAACAGAGTTGGAATTTCCCTTAACGGAAAACATCTGGGGTATTCCTATAATTCCCGCGTTAATAAAGGCGCGGCTCTCCAGGCTTCCTTAATGGCAGGTTCGTCTTTAGGAAGCTGCACTTCGCCTCTTCCTCCGCTTTATATCGCCCTCTCAACTTCCAGCCTAACTCCCGCCGCAGGCGATACTACCTTAACAGGAGAAACTTCCAAGACAGGTTTAGCTCGGGCTTTAGGCACAGCCCAAAATTATGTGGCAGCCACTACTTTAGACGGCGCGGCTTCTTATGACGTGTATAAACAATTCACGCTCACTGATAGCGCGACGACCGTAGTGTCAGCCGCTTTATTTGACGCTGCTTCTACGGGAAATATGTTCGTGGAAGCTAATTTAAGTTCTTCGGCAGTAATGGTAACTTTTGATGTTTTACAAGTTACTTGGACTGTGAATCTTTAATTTATGGCTTTAAAAGACAATCTTAGAGCAGCTTATAAGTTAGATGATGTCAACGATTACAGCGGTAATGGTTATACTCTTACCAATAATAATACCGTGACCTTTGTTTCTGGGTTGATTGGCAATTGCGCCCATATGGTGAGCGGAAACAATTGGTTGGGCATTATTAACGATATCGGTATAGCTGAAGGGGCTAATTGGTCTGTGAGCTTTTTTTGCAGAACTCCTGACAACACAGGTGATTTTGCATTATTTCAGTTAATTTATGGCTCTAGTAATTATCACCAAGTAGATACTAATTGGGTTGGTTCTTTGGGAAAATTTCATGTCGTTCCTTATAATTCCACTATGCTTGAAGTTGCCCATGCTTTTAATAATAATACTTGGTATCACATAGTTGTAGTAAATTCAGGGGGAACAATTACGCTTTACATCAACACTGTATCACAGGGAACTGCAACTTTAGGAACAGGAAAAACGGCATTAAGAGCCAATAGATTTGAACTAGCACTGACTAACCAATCTAGCTATCTAAACGGAGATATTGACCTTCTTTACATTTGGAACAGAGCGATAACCACTAATGAAATTGCCACTCTTTATAATAGCGGAAATGGTTGTGAATTTGGTTTGGGGCAAACTTATGTAAGAGCAGTATCTGTTTCAGTTTCAAATGCCGCCTTGCGTATCTCTTCGCTCTTCGCAAAGATTGGTTTTCGCCCAGACACTAAAACAGTTTCAACGTTTTCCCAAGACAACCGGACAGGAACTGCTACTTTATCCCAGGATATTAAATCAACTTCCCAATTAACCCTAGACTCAAGACACTAATGCCACAGAAGATTTTAGAACTTAAAGGTTCAGATTTTCTAAAAGGGCTTTCCCTTCAATCCGCTTTTCCCATTGGCGGGTTGTGGCAATACTTAGCCAATTATAACCCTTTCCAAAAAATAGGACGGCTCTACCCAACTTTAGGGCCGACGAGAAAAGACGGAGGAAGCATACCGATTGTGATAAACGCTTTTGACTTCTATTCGAATGGCACAACTAAATACTTATTCGCTTTTGGCGACCACACCGCCGCAAATCAAGCTGCTTACCAAATTAATCTCGATACCGACGCGATAACCGATATTTCAAGCAGTGTATTTCTTAACCGGACAGGTTATGTTGAGCAGTGCAGTATGTGTAAAATTTGGAAAGGATATATTATTTACGACGAAAGGTCAGCAACCCAAGTGTTGCGTTCAATTACTACTGGAATAACAGGCGATGTGACCATTTTATCCGGTTTGACAAGCAGTCCCAAACATCCTTGTGTAGTTGGCCCTGATGGATATCTTTATGTAGGCAATTATTCATATATCGCCCAACTTACTTCAGCTACCGGAACGAGTGGAAATACGGCGAATAAATTTGATACTCTTCAGACCGATTTAACTTGCAGAGATTTAGACCACGACGGGCAATACATTTTCGCCGGATTTGATAATAACGATTACGAAACTCCTCTTTCCGGAATAGTCACTGATTGCCAGATTATTATTTGGGATAGATTTAAATCTTACGCCGAGAAAAGATATCAATTAAAAGAAGCCTATATTATCGCGGTCAGGTGTTTGGGAACTTCTTGTTATGTTCTCACTCCGTCCGGTTGGTATGTCTGCTCAATCGCCAGTTCGCCTGTGTTGATTTACCCGATGTCTTCTGAATCCCCGTTTAACCACTTCCCAGCCGATTACAACCAAGTTTCCAAAGACGCGACTTCAATTTATTGGGGCGACAAGGCGGGTTCGGGTTATATTTTCGCAATCGGACAGGCAATCGCGGGACAACCTAAAATAATCTATCAACCTTATTACGCAATAGGAATCACCGAAAACCAAAAAGC